GGTTTTTTCCGGCAGGCTGTACACCGAGCGCAATTCTCGACAAAAGAGATTTTCTCGCACATGAGGTTTTTAATAAAAAACAATAAGGCTCAAAAGGCAAAATTTGACGATTTTAAATAGAGGTGAGAACATGGACGTTAAAAAAGTTATCGAAAAGGCTGAGGCTCTGAGAGAATCCTTTGTCAGTCAGCTTGAAAGGCATGGTGCGGATATTGACCTTTTTGTGTATCTGATTGACGACTATATCTCACTTTTTGAAATTTCCGAAAACCTTAAAGCCGATATTGCCGAACAGGGCGAAATCCTGAAAGAAAAAAATTCCGCAGGCTGTGAAGTCAGGAAAATTAACCCTGCAATAAAGGAACTGCGTGACACAAACAAGTCAATGTTAGCTATCCTGAAACAGCTTGATTTGTCTATAAGTAATGTTATTTTGGAGGACGATGATGAATTGTAAAAATTAACTGCCGTGAAATCACGGATTATATAAATCTTGTGCGTTCGGGGAAATATGCCTGCTGTAAGGAACAGTTTCAGCTTTGTGATTTTATCGAGAATGTTTTCCGCACTGAAAAACTCTTTATCAATCAGAATCAGCTTGAAAAATATCTTTCGTATCAGAAATATTTTCCGTTTGAATTGTTTGAATGGGAAAAATTCTGCTTTGCGCTCCATAACTCCGTATACCGTGAGAACGGGACTTTAAGATTTCCGATTCTGTTTATATATGTCGGTCGTGGAGCAGGCAAAAACGGCTATCTTTCGTTTGAGGACTTCTGCCTTCTGACACCGACAAACGGTGTAAGGAACTACGATATTGACATTTTTGCAACTGCCGAAAAACAGGCTAAAACTTCTTGGCAGGACGTTTATGACATTCTCGAAGCCAATAAAACAAAAATGAAAAGCCATTTCCACTGGACAAAGGAAGAAATAAAAAACCTCGATACAAATTCGGAGTTTCACTTCTGCACTTCCAATCCGAAAACCAAAGACGGAGGCAGACAGGGAAAAGTCGATTTTGACGAATATCATGCTTACGAAAATTATAAATTAATCACTGTCGCCACAACAGGTACAGGTAAAGTCAGATTTCCTCGCCGAACAATCGTCACGACTGACGGAGATGTTCGGGGCGGACCTCTTGACGATATGCTCGAAAAATCTCTTAATATCCTTTCGGGAGAAATTCTTGACAACGGAACGCTGCCGTTTGTCTGCCGCCTTGATGATGAAGATGAAGTTCACAATAAGAAGAACTGGACAAAACCGAATCCGTCACTTCCGTATCTGCCCGATTTACAGCAGGAAATGGATATTGAATACTCTGATTATCTGCAAAATCCCGTTGCAAATCAGGCTTTTATGATTAAACGAATGAACAGCCCTCCGAAACAGCCCGAAGGTGCTGTCGCTAAATGGGAGGAAATTAAGGCAACGAATGTCCCGATTGATGAAAACGCTATAAACGGGGTTTACTGCGTGGGCGGTATCGACTATATGAAAACTACCGACTTCCTCGGAGCAGGCTTGCTTTTCCGTGTAAATGGTTTTGATTATTGGATTTCTCACACTTGGATTTGTGCGAAATGTCCCGATTTGAAACGCATTAAGCCCGATTTGAGGTTATGGGAATCTCTCGGTATCTGCACTTTTGTGGACGCTGCCGAAATACCTCCCGAACTGCCCTGCATATGGCTTGAAAACGAGGCACGAAAGCGCAATTCACAAATCCTGAAAATTGGAATAGACAGCTATCGCTATCAGCTTTTGAGAAAAGCCCTATTGAGCATAAATTTCTCGGCTGACAAGGGCTTTGACAACGTGAAACTGATTCGCCCGTCTGACGAAATGCTCAGGATTCCCACAATTACAAGTGGCTTTGCAAATCATAAGTTCATCTGGGGCGATTCTCCTATGATGCGGTGGTGCTGCAACAACTCAAAAATTGAAACTTCTTCACACGGCAATATGACTTATGGCAAGATTGAGCCGAAATCCCGTAAAACCGATACTTTCAAGGCTTTTGTCGCTGCTGAATGTGTATCCGATATTCTTGATGCGTACAGCGCACCAATAAATAATATTTCAGACTTGGGGGTGTTTATTTATTAAAATCGTTGACTGGTTCAGAAATATTTTTGCAAAAAAATCAGGTACAATAAATATCGAAACTTACCGAAATACTGAAACATCAATCGCCCTCGAAGCCTTTGCACTCATCACAACAATTGAATTAATCGCAGGACTTCTCGCAAAATGTGAGTTCAAAACTTTTCAGGATAACAAGGAAATCAGAGGGCTTGAATGGCATAACCTCAACTTCCGCCCGAATTTAAACCAAAATTCAACGCAGTTCTGGCAGGAGGCTTTTTGTAAACTCCTCTATCAGAAAGAAGTCCTGATTATCCCGATAAACGGTCAGAAAATTATCGCTGATGACTTCCAGAAAGACGAAAAAGCCGTGACCGAAACCGTTTTCACAAACATTTCAAGAGGGGATTATGTTTTCCGTGATGTTTTCAGAATATCACAGGTCTATTACCTGAAATACTCGAATTTTGAAACATCTGCGATTATCGACAATATTTTCAATATGTACTCTCAGCTCATTGAATCCGCAAACGGAAAATATAAAAAGTCAGGCGGTGAAAAGGGTATCCTTGAAATTTCGGCACTCGCTCAGGGTGACAGAAAATTCGCAGAAAATTTCAGCAAGCTCATGAACGATTATTTCAAGTCATATTTTGACAGTTCAAATGCTGTCCTTCCGCTGTTTGACGGCTATAAATATACTCCGTCAACATCTGATTCGGCTAAGAAGTACAGCAACGAAATCTCAGATATAAAAGTCCTCATGGACGAAGCTCTTGCACGTTCCGCTCAGGCTTTCAAGATTCCGCCTGCACTCATCAAGGGTGATGTTGCAGGGCTGAAAGATGCATATGACATCATGCTCACGAACTGCATTGACCCCTTGGCGGATATGATTTCCGAGGAACTGACAGGCAAGCAGTTCACCGCAGACCAAATTTGCAAAGGCTCTCGCATTGTCGCTGATACTTCATGTATCAAACATATTGATATTTTCGATATTTCGGCAAACGTGGACAAGCTGATTTCCTGCGGATTTGCGAATATTGATGAAGTCCGTGACAAGGCAGGTATGCCCGTTATCAATGAAAAATGGTCGCAGGAACACTATATCACAAAAAATTATGAAAGGATAGATAACTCTGAAAAGCATTAATATTTTTAAAGTCCGTGCGGATTCGGATAATGCCGAAACACTTGACCTGTACATTTATTCAACTGTTGACGGTGACGGTGAAGATTTTTTTGGTAATGTCAAAAAATCACAGACCTCTGCACAGCATTTCCGTGAAGAACTCGAAAAGCATAAAAATGCAAAATTCATAAATTTGTACATCAATTCCACGGGCGGCAGTGTGTTTGAAGGCTCTGCAATTTATTCGCAGTTAAAGCGTCATAATGCGAAAGTTACAGTCTATATTGACGGGTTCGCCTGTTCGATTGCAAGCGTTATCGCTATGGCAGGCGATAAAGTCATAATGTCCGAAAATGCCGTGATGATGATTCATAATGCGTGGGCTGTTGCCGCAGGAAACTCCGCACAGCTCCGCAAAATCGCTGATGATTTGGACGTTATCAATAAGGCTAATAAAGCCGCTTATCTCGTCAAATCGGACGGCAAAATCACCAATGAAGAACTGACGGAAATGCTCGACAATGAAACTTATCTTTCTGCTGAGGACTGCGTGAAATATGGCTTTTGCGATGAAATTAGTTCAAAAGTTGAAAATTCCGTTGAAAATCATGCTGAAATGCTTGCTTACAGAAACAGCATTGAAAAAATATACGCTATGGCTGAAAAACCACAAAAACAGGACAAATCCGGAACGTTTAAAAAGATGTTTAACATCTGAATAATTTGACGATTTTAAATAGGAGGAATTAAAATGATAAAAAATCTTGACGAACTCAAAGCAAAGAAACTTCTGCTTATAAACGCTATGGCTGAAGCTTTCCAGAACGGCGATGAAAAGAGTATCGAAAAGGCTACAAGCGACTATCAGAACTTCATCAGCGATTCTATCATGGAGCAGGTCAAAGGCAATATTGAAAATGTTGACCGTGCTATCCTCGCAGGTCGTGGCAGGCGACAGCTTACAAGCAAAGAGATAAAGTTCTATAACGAGTTTATCGCTAATGCCCGTAATGAGGGAGTTATCACTAATATAACCTCTGCGCTCCCCGAAACCGTAATTGATGCAACTATGGACGATATGCGTAAAGACCACCCCCTGCTTGATTTCATTGACTTCACAAATACTTCTGCTGCTATCAAGTGGGTGCTGAATAATCAGGCATCACAGTCGGCTACATGGGACGAACTCAACACAGAAATTACAAACAAGCTCACAGGCGCAGTTGAAGTTATTGACCTGACTTTCTGCAAACTCACGGCTTATATGTATGTCACAAAGGATATGCTTGAACTCGGTCCGCAGTGGGTTGATGCATACTGCCGCACAACTCTCTCGGATTCTCTCAGCATTGGTCTTGAAAATGGTCTTGTTGACGGTGACGGTGTGAAAAAACCTGTCGGAATGACAAGAAACTTTGCAGGAAGTTTCAACCCGACAACAGGCTATGCCCGTAAAACTGCAACTGCTGTCACTTCTTTCACTCCTGCAAGTTATGGCGCACTTCTCGCAAATCTTGCGAAAGATAAAAATAATAATCCCCGTACCGTTAGCCGTGTTATTCTGGTTTGCAATCCTGCGGACTATTTTACCAAAATCGTTCCTGCAACAACACTTCTCACAACAGGCGGTCAGTACGTTTCAAATGTACTTCCTTTCCCGACTGATATTGTCCAGTCCGTTGCAGTTCCGTCAGGTCATGCAGTTCTCGGTATCGCAAAGAATTATTTCATGGGTCTTGGTACATCAAGAGGCGGAAAACTTGAATATTCGGACGAATACAAATTCCTTGAAGATTTGAGGACTTACACAATAAGACTTTACGGCAACGGCAGACCGAAAGATATTAATTCTTTCCTTTATCTTGACATTTCAAATCTCGCTCCGCTTGCAAACAGTTTTATCGTTGATACAGGCGAATGATGCTTGACGAACTGAAAAATTATCTCGCTATCACGTGGACAGACCCCGTAATTGATTCAAAAATCGGCGGTATTCTGTCCCGTGCGGAAAATATGATAAGTAAATATGCAGGTACAGAAATCGACTTTGAAACGGATTTGTCCGCAAAACAGCTTTTATTTGACCTTTGCAGGTATATTTATTGTAATTCATTGGAGGATTTTAAAGTCAATTTCAGGGGCGATTTAATCGCTCTCAGAGCGAGGTATAAAGCAGAAACAGAAAGCAGTGATGATTCTTGAATAAGTTAGATAAATCCACGAAAGACAAGTTTCTGACCTTTAACAGCGGTGTTGTCAGCTTTTACAGGCTTGTAAATGTCGCTCAGGCAGGCAATAAGCCCCTTTATGACCGTCAGCTTATCGCCCGTATGAGATTTGATTATGAAACCCTCGGAATAAACCGCTTTTATACGGCTTTGCAGGCGGATATAAAACTTGATGAACTTATCATCACGCCCCTGATTCGTTCTGTATCCACGCAGGATATTGCAGTTATTAATGATATTTTGTACAGAATTGAACAGGTTCAGCACGTTTCCGACACGAAACCGCCTGCAAGCCGTTTCAGCTTATCAAAAATTCAGGAAAATTTTACCTGACAGGAGGAGTATATGACAGTACAGCAGTTCCGTGATATTCTCCTGACCGTTCATCAGTATGTGTATCACGCAGAATCTTCAAAACAGTCTGAGTATGTCGTTTGGAAGGAAGTCGGCATGAAATGCTTTCACGCTGATAATCAGGTCATTCAAAAAGGTGTTTACATAAAAATTGATTTCTTCACAAAGACAGAATTTTCAGAAATTCCCGATAATATCATAAATATTCTCAGTTGTAATGATGAAATCGCTGTCTGTGACGTAAATCTTGACTACGAACCCGATACGGAATATTTTCATACTTCAATTTTGTGTGAGGTGATTTAGATTTGAAAGTAGAAACAAGCGGATTTGATAAGCTTTTTGATGATTTGTATAACCTCGCTGAAAGCATGGACGAGAATGGAAGTTTGATTCAGGGTATGCTTGATGCAGGTGCTGAGGTTGCCGTTGATGAATGGAAAAAGGCTATCACAGATGCAGGACACATTGAAACAGGCTCAATGCATGACAGCGTTGCCGCAAAACTTCCAAAAAATAAAAATCCCCTCGCCCGTGAAATTTATCCGCAGGGCAAAGATAAAAACGGTGTGAGAAATGCTCATAAAGCCTATATTCTGAATTACGGCACAAGCAAAACGGAAAAAATCGCAGGTGATGACTTCATCTCGAAAATTTATGAAGATATGGATTCAAAGGTATATGAAGCAGAAATGAAAGTCTATGACGAAGAATTAAAGAAAAGAGGTCTTTAAACTATGGCAAAAATCGGTCTTAAATGCCCCGTTGCCGCTCCCATTACAGCGGAAAATTCGGGCGCAGCTCCTACATATGGCACAGGTTTTATAATCGGTCGTGCTGTTGCCGCAAACAAGAATATCACTTCAAACGATAATCCCCTTTACGGTGATGACGCTATTGCCGAAATGGATACAAGTTTTTCAAACGGCACTTTGGAACTCAATGTCACCGATTTCGGAACGGACAGCACCGACAGCCTTGAAATTCAGGCATCGCTGCTCGGTCATACTATCATCGAGGAGGGTGAAAGTCCGAATACTATAAAGGTTCTGCGTAAAAAATCAGGCGATGTCGCTCCTTATCTCGGTCTTGGATATTATAAGACCAAAAAATTAAACGGTGTGCTTATGTACGAAGCTACGCTCTTTTACAAGATACAGTTTCAGCTACCGTCTGAAAATTCCAACACCAAAGGCGAAAATATCGAGTGGCAGACACCTTCAATTACAGGTCGTATTATGGCACTTCCCGATTTTGACGGAAATTATGAGGAAACAGCTATTTTCAGCACCGAATCCGCCTGCCGTACATGGCTTTTCGGGAAACTCAATTACACAGAAAATTCAAGTGCAGGAGGTTGATTTCCGTGAAAAAATATACTGTTGAAATCAGTGGAAATGAGTTTGAAATCTGCTACAATACAAAAGCAATGACCGAACTCGAAAAAATCTGCGACAATCTTTCAAATATCGGTGAATGGCTTAACGATTCCAAAACCGACAGCGAAAAATTCAAAAAACTCTGCAACGTCATCACGATTCTGATTAATGGTGCAGTTTTCAGGCATAATGCAGAAATTGTCCTCGGTCTTGCAAATGGCGAGAAAAAGCCGTCTATTGAATATGAGGACCTTATGTGCATTATCACTCCTGCGGAAGCACTTAAAGCAGCCGAAAACGTTTTTAAGTGCATCAATGAAAGTATAAGCTTTAAAGCCCCTGACGGTGAAGAAACTGACCCCGACTTACTCGAAACTGAAAGCGAAAAAAAAGACTGAAAGAACGGAATCTTTTGTCTGAAATAAAGTCCTGCGGTTTTGCCGTCGGTATGAACTACAAGGAAATCCTCCTGCATACCTACGGCGAAATCATGGATATGTGGGTTTTGCAGAATTACAGAAAATCAAAAAAATAATTGCATCTATATTTTAGGACGGTGAAAAAATGTCGGAACGAGTATTAAAAACACGTTTATCCCTTGACGGTGAAAAGCAGTTCAAACAAGGTTTAAGGGCTGTAAACAGCGAATTGTCCGTCCTGAAATCGGAATATAAAACCCTTATGACAGCCTTTGATGCAGGTGATAAAAGCATTGAAACTATCACAAAACTGCATGAAAATCTTGCTGCTCAGGTTGCCGCAAATCAAAGTAAAGCTGACGGGCTGAAAGATGCTGTCGAAAAGTCCAATGAAACCTTTGAAGCCGCAAAACAAAAACTTGCTGAGGCTCAGAGGAAATACGAGGAAACAGCCGCTGCACAAGGTAAAAATTCTGATGCCGCAAAAGAAGCCGAAAAGGAAATGCGAAAGGCTGAAAATGCCGTAAAATCCGCAGGAAATCAGTATGACGATTACAGAAAACAGCTTGCATATGCTGAATCCGCACTCGTATCAAGCAATCAGGCTCTTGAACGCTTTGAACGTACTCAGAACGGAGAAATAGGTGCTTTACAAAAACTTGGTGATGCTTTTAAGTCTCTTGGTGAACAAATTGGAAATCTGACGAAAAAAGCCGCTGAATTAAGTTTTAAAGCCGCTGAAACATCTGCAAAGGCTTTTGTTGAAGTCACTGAAACAGGCTTTAAAGCAGGTCTGAAAGCCGTTGAAACGTATGCAAAAACATTCACAAAAGCCGCTGAAACTGTCGGAAAATTCGCCTTTTCAGTAGGCTCTGACTTTGAGGCTCAGATGTCTACGGTTGCATCAATTTCAGGCGCAACAGGTGAGGAACTCGAAAGACTGTCCGCAAAAGCCTCGGAAATGGGCGCAACTACTTCATTTTCAGCAACAGAATCCGCTAAAGCCCTTGAATATATGGCTATGGCAGGCTGGAAAACTCAGGACATGGAAAACGGCTTGCAGGGAATTGTGTATCTCGCTCAGGCAAGCGGAGAGGAACTTGCGACAGTTTCGGATATTGTCACGGATTCAATGACCGCTTTCGGAATGTCTGCCGATCAGTCGGAATATTTCGCAAACGTCCTCGCAAAAACAGCCTCCAATGCAAATACAAATGTCGGCATGATGGGCGAAACGTTTCAGTATGTCGCTCCTCTTGCCGGTGCGCTCGGATATTCGATTGAAGATATGTCCGCAGCTATCGGACTTATGGCAAATGCAGGCATAAAAGGCTCAATGTCGGGTACTGCGCTCCGAAACATCATCACAAACCTTGCAACTCCGACAGATGATGTCGCAGAAGCTATGGAAACTCTCGGTATCGCTCTCACAAATGAGGACGGCACTATGAAGTCTTTCAGGGAAACTCTTGACAGTATGCGTGCAGGTTTCGCAAATCTTTCCGAGGTCGAAAAGGCGCAGTATGCAAGCACTATCGCAGGGCAGCGAGGTATGTCGGGACTGCTTGCAATTGTCAATTCCTCCGATGAAGATTTCATGAAATTGACAGAGGCTATACATGACTGTGACGGTGCAGCGGAAGAAATGTCAAAAATCCGCCTTGACAATTTAGCAGGCGATATTACGCTTTTCAAATCGGCTCTCGAAGGTGCAGGAAAGAAAATTTATGACGAAATTTCTGTTAATCTGAGAGGTATAGTGCAGGACGGCAACAAAATTATTGATGCTTTCAACGAACACGGCATTATGTCAGCTCTCGATAAGTTCAAGGAAATTTTCAATAAAAATATTACCGAAATCGAAAAGAATTTTTCAAGAATCGCTCCGCAGATTTTCGGAACGTTCAATAAAATCATCGTGACAGGTGCGGAAATGCTTGTTTCTGCTATGCCATTAATTACGCAGAAAATTATTCCTGCACTGATTACAGGCACGAAAACGCTTGTCCTTGATTTTGTGGATATGCTGCCGAAATTTTCAGCTCAACTTACATTCGGTGCAGTAACTTTATTCAATGGCATTTTTGACGGTTTAAATGAAGTCACTGAAAAGCTTATAAAATATTTACCTGTTATAATAGGTAATTTTTCTGAAAAGCTTATGCTGAATGCCCCACGAATGTTCGATAAATCGCTTGAATTTTTCGCAAATATCGGTGAAGCCCTCGCAGTTGCCGCAGGTCAGCTTATCCCGAAAATTCCGCAGATTATTTCAGGATTTATAAAGACTCTCACTTCAAAGGAAAATATTCAGCGTTTCAAAAATGTCGGAAAAGAATTTATCATCAATCTTGCAAGCGGATTTTCAGGCGATAATTCGGCATTTAAAACTGTTACTGCGAATATCACAAAAGGCTTTTCAAATATTTTCGGAGCATTTGAAAATATTAATCTAAGCAGATTATCAGAATCTTTCGGCAATATTCTTGACAGTCTTACCCCGATAATCGAAAAAATAGGCGGTCTGTTTGAATGGCTTTCAGAAAATGTCCTCGCTCCGTTTATTGAATGGGCAGGAAATGAAATTCTCCCGAACCTTTTTGACGGATTAGCCGCAGCAGTTGACCTTTTAAGCGGTGCATTGGATTTTCTCAAAACTCCTGCTCTTGCGGTCTGGGAAGAATTTTTACAGCCTTTGCTTGGCTATACGGGAGACATTGTTGCAGGCACAATTGACCTGATTTCAGGGGCTTTTCAGGGATTGTCAGATACTTTCAGCGGTGTTGACTGGGACGGTTACTGGCTTGATTTTGAGAATTTCGGTGATAACTGGATTTCGGGTGCAGAGGATATAAGCGACAGCCTTTTAAATGCCGAAGAAGATATTAATGACTTCTTCAATACCTCCGAATTTGGCGAATCGTGGAATAATTTCTGGCAGGGTGTAGGAGAAACTGTTGCTGATGTCGTTGCCGCTGTAAAAAATAAAATTAATGAAACAAATGAAAAATTTGAGAATTTTAAAGCCTTTTTATCTGACTGTTTCAGAATCGTTAAAGATGACTTTGAAAGCCTTAAAAATAAGTTTACGCTTGGATTTGAAATCATAAAAACTGCTGTAAATACCGCAGTAAATTACTTTTCCGATAAGGTCAATGAATGGCTTGACGGAATCGAAAATATCAAAAATACATTTTCAGGTCTCATTGATATTGCTTGGAACTGGGGTACGGATATAATTGACAACTTTATTGGTGGCTTGAAATCAAAGTGGGACGAATGGACGGACACTTGGGAGGAGTTCGGCGGATTTATTTATGACCTGCTGCATCACTCTACACCTGAAAAGGGTCTGCTGAAAGATGATGACAAGTGGATGCCCGATATGATGGACAACCTCATTCACGGCATAACTTCAAAACAGTCCGAGTTACAGCACACAATCAGCGATACAGCCGAAATTATAGGCGGTCTGAATGACAACAGTATAATTACACCTGAAATCAGTTTTGAAGGCTTACAGGACGATTTAAAGGCGGAAATAAGTATCTCTGCGGAAAAGGTTGAACTTCCCGAAATCCCTGACCTTACAAGGAAAATCAAAACTGTTTCCGACAAGCTTGAAACTCCCGAAATTCCCGATATTACGGCAAAAATAAAAACGGCTTTTGAAAAAATTCAGCCCCCTGAAATTCCTGAAATAACTGCAAAAATCAAAGGTATTTTTCAGGAACTCCCCGAAATCCCTGCTCAGGATATGAGTTTGCCGTTTATGCAGGCAGGTGAAATTTTCCGCAGCAGTCAGAACAATTACAACACAAGCAACTATGATAACAGAACTGTTTATGCACCCGTAAATGTCAGTATCAATGCAAATATCAATAATGATACTGATATCCGCACTATCGCTCAGGGCATAGCAAGAGAAACTCAGAAAAATCTTGCAGGAATAGGAGTTTATGAAGAATGAGTTATTTTATTTATAATAGTATTGATTCACGAACTTTCGGACTTCTGAAACGTCCGCCTTTTGTAAATAAATCACAAAAAAATCTTTCTCCTGTTACCGTTCCCGATTCTCCCGTGAAGTTTTATCCGGATGTAAATAATCGTGATGAAATCCAGATAACTGTAACTCTCGGTCTTAAATCTCGTGAAAATATCCGTCAGATTTATGCATGGCTCGATAATACAAGCGGCTCACTTTCTTTCAGCTCCGAACCTGATAAATGCTATTATGTGCAGAACATAACAGTTTCCTCGAATTATCTTTCTCCTCGGTTCGGCGAACTGGAAATCACTTTTATCTGTCAGCCTTTCGCCTATGCAGTCATGCCGACAGTGGTTGAATTTTCGGCTGAAACTGTTGAAGTTCCGAATAACGGGACGATTTTTTCATATCCCGAAATCAGTTTCGTTCCGACTGATGATGAAGTTATTGTCACGGTGAACGGTGCGGATTTTATTCTGAAAGGGCTTGCATCAATTGACGGCGGCGGAATTATCGGCAACAGAACTGTTGTAATCGACAGCGAAGTGCATATCACCTATTTTATAGGCTATACAGGCGCAAAATGGGCGATTAACGACCATACTTTCAACGATTATCCACGACTTCACACGGGTCTGAATTACATATCGCACAACGGCAACGCACAGAACGCTGAAATCAATGTGCGGGAAAGATTTGTTTAAAAAGGGGAATTTCAAAAAATTGCAGTACATCATAATGATAACAATAATCCTCGGCTTAGCGGCATCGGATTTTGTGACAGGTCTGATAAAAGCCTATATTTCGGGAGATTTGAACAGCACCAAAATGAGAAAAGGCGGTCTGAACAAGCTCACTGAAATGATTGTAATGACAGTTTCGTGCGGTCTTGAAATCGGTATCAGGTATCTTGGAAAATATTACGACAGTCAGACGCTTGCAAATATTACAGGCTCAGTCACGGCAATAATCGTTTTCGGCTATATCGCAATAATGGAGATAATTTCAATTTTTGAAAACTATGCCGAAATCAATCCCGATACTTCCGCATGGGTCAGAAAAATTATTGAAAAGCTGAAAAAATGAGGTGATTTTTATGACAGGCTCAGGAACGGAAAATGACCCCTATATCGTTGAAACGTGGGAAGAATTTAAGGCACACGTTTCCGAAGTAGGCGTATGTATAAAGATAGCAGACGGCACAATCTGGAATATGAATGAACTTGAACCAGCCGGCTGTCCGACACTGACAATCAGCGCAGGCGACCCTGCAACGCTGAATATTGACGGAAACGGTGTTGTCATCAATGACCTGTATCTGCCGTATGACAATTGTTTTTTCAAAGGTAATGGCGGATACGGCAAAAAGATTATCAAGGGATTTAATTTTTTTAATTGCCGATGTGACGGAGTTTTATTTGATGCTCATAACGGTTCTTACAAGGAGGCGAACAAACAATTTCAGATATATGATACTGTTGTAACAGGTATATTTAACAGGCAAATTTTTCAGTCAAACCATGATATGTACAGATTTTTTTATCTGGAACGCTGTGGAATCAATGTAAAACTTACGGGCAATAATTATTTATCATTTGGCACCGGATTTGATGCCGTAAATTCACATTTTAACATAATCGGAGAAAATAATACCGAAAAATTTTTTAATAACTATTATACAAGCAGCGGCTATTATTATGATGCTTCATCAAGTTGCAGATTCTGCAATTGCTATATTGCAGGAGAATTAAAAAATACAACAAATTTGCGGTTTACCGTAAATAATGTTTATACAAACAATATTTTTAATATCAAAGTATGTGAGGGCAGTGAAATTTATATTATAGAAACAAGCGACAAAGGCTGCAATTTAATTAATTCTGATAAAATAGAAAACTGTAACGTTCATGCAAGTGACGGAAATAGTGAAAAAGAATTTTTTAGTACGATAAATTATGTATCGACCACACAATTAAAAAATGCTGAATATCTCAGCTCGATAGGGTTTCCGATAGGGGTGTAGATATGGCTTGGTATATGTCAGATGAGTTCCCGATGAATGACCTTTTCCCAGATATTCCCGAAAAATACATGGAAAGACCGTTTCCGAAAGCTTTATGGCGGATTGACAGAATCATGAACAGCGGTTTTCCGTGGCATGAACTTCTCCCGAATATTCAGGGAATTGATATGTGGGCGATGCCGCCCGAACGGAAAATCAAAGTCTACTCCATGTGGGAAAAACAGGACGGATTTCAGCACAACGGACTTGCAGTTCTTGACCCGATTTCATGCCATTCGTTTCAGGCTGAAAATGGGCGGTGGGATATTACGCTCGTTCACCCTCTTGATGACTGGGGAAAATGGCGGTATCTCATACCGCAGAACATCATAAAGTCTAACGGTCAGCTTTTCAGAATCGACATGGAACAGCCGAAAATTAACTCTTCCGAACGAACCATAACTGTGACCGCAAATCAGCTTTTTTACGACTTATCCCGTGATATTATCCTGCTGAAAGAAATTCCCGAAGAAAACAGAGGTGGCTGGTATCCGCAGAAACTTTTGCGCTGGATTATGACAAACGGTGTAATCACCTCGGAAAGAGCCGCAAATCCCGAAGCTTATAAGGCATTTAATATCTATGATTTTGAGTACAGCACGGACCTTTCGGACGATAACACAAATGAATTTGACGGATTCACAAATACAACCCTGACTGCTGCGCTCATCGGTGACAGCAAGTGCTTTGTGAATCTTTTCGGCGGTGAACTTTACCGCAATAATTTTTATTTCAGCATAAACAAGCGAATGGAAAATGCCCGTGAAAATGCCTTTTCTCTGCGGTATTCCTTTGATTTGCAGGAAATAGATTTTTCAATTGACTATACTGATTTCATGACAAGACTTGAATTTATTGATATGTATGGCAACTGGAGCGGAAACTGGCTATGGAATGATACAACAACAACCTATGCAGTTCCGTCCCCTGTTGTCAGAGCAGTCAAGTTCAACACTCCGCTTTCAGACGAAATCAGGAAAAGTTATTTTGATTCTGTCGCATATCCGAAATATACTTATAAAATCAAAATGGCAAACATCAAGGACGACCCACGGTATAAAGATTTTCAGAACCTGCATGACATCAGGCTTGGTGACAAGGGAACTGTATACTGCGAACCTCTGGATGTTGAAACGGTGCAGGAAGTTATTGAAATTGAACGTGACGAACTCAGCCTTGAAATTCTTTCAATCACACTCGGCGACAGCACAAAGTATATAGGCGGATTTAATCCGTACCGTGGAATCACGACAAGCGGAAATTCTCCGACCGATTTGCAGGCTCAGGCTTTGCAGGAGGAAATTAAAAATTCAACGCTCAAATCAATGAAACGCTGGTCAGGGATCAGCTCATATTCATGGCAGGAAATTATTTACAAATGGGGTGAAATCAATGACTGAAACTGCAAATTTACATCTCAAAAAGCCCGAAAATTCGGACTTGGTAAACGTTGCGGACTTCAATTACAATTCAGATATTCTTGATGAAACAATACATCAGATTCAGACGGAAATCGAAACGGCAAGAGGAAATTATGAAAGTCTCAATGCAAGGCTTGTTGCAATTGAACAGCTTATTATCGGACTTGATGCCCGTGTGACTGCGCTTGAAAACAAGGAGGAATAACGTGCAGTACATCATAATGATAACAATAATCCTCGGCTTAGCGGCATCGGATTTTGTGACAGGACTGATAAAAGCCTATATTTCGGGAGATTTGAACAGTACCAAAATGAGAAAAGGCGGTCTGAATAAAATCACGGAGCTGATTGTGATGACAGTTTCATGCGGTCTGGAAATCGGTATCAGATACCTCGGAAAATATTACGACAGTCAGACGCTTGCGAATATCACAGGTTCAGTCACGGCAATAATCGTTTTCGGCTATATCGCAATAATGGAGATAATTTCGATATTTGAAAATTATGCAGAAATCAATCCTGATACTTCCGCATGGGTCAAAAAAATTCTTGAAAAGTTAAAAAAATAAAATTTCTGGAAGTCATAAAATAATCAATGGTTTTGTATTGAAAAAACTGCCATTTTAAGCTGTTTATGTACAGAGAAATTTCTGTGCGGAAAGGAGTTAAAAATGATTTCAATAAGAAATGAAAAATTCATAGCATATGAAAACGGTCTGTCGGTTGTGCGTATGGAAATTGATGTTGACAGTGCGGAGGAACTCCCTGAAACAAACTATTTTTCAGGCAGAATTCTGTATCAAGGTTCAATTGCATGGGATATTTCAACAGGTAATTTCTACGGCATGACAAGTTTAGGAGAATGGATTCTCCAGAAAGGAAGTAATAATAATGGGTGAACTTTATAATATTCTTAAAGCGGCAAATTTCAGCGGTTCAGGCGATGACGGTTCTGCATATGCTCACAGTCTTGAACTTTCAATAAATTCACAGACTTATGTAATGACTGCAACTCTTAAAAACACAAGCGGCGAAGCTCTCGGAACACCTCAGACAATTGACCTTCCGCTTGAAACAATGGTTGTTGGCGGAAGCTATGATGATAATACAAAGAAAGTTATTCTCACGCTGAAAAATGGAAATACTGTTGACTTTTCCGTTGCAGATTTGGTTGACGGATTACAGTCCGAAATCACATCAACAAATAAACTCAATTCTGATTTGGTGGACGACACAAATCAAAATAACAAATTCGTTACTTCTGCCGAAAAAACTAAAATTGCAAATGCCTTGACAGAAGAAATCTACAATGCAGGTAAAACTATTCCAGCAGGAACTACTTATGTTGTTGATGGCGTAACATATACAGTAGAAAACAATGCAGAAGTTTTTAATAATTATACAGCCAATATAGTAGCAAGTGGTTATTCTCACGCAGAGGGTAACCATGCATATGCGTTAGGTGGTAACTCCCACGCTGAGGGTGGATATACAAAAGCGACAGCTCTTTCCGCCCATTCTGAGGGTGGAGATACAACAGCATCAGGTGTTTATTCTCATGCAGAAGGTCGGTACTCAGTAGCAAGCGGTGCTCGTTCTCATGCTGAGGGTGACACTGCAACAGCAAGTGCTTGGGGTTCTCATGCTGAGGGTGGATACACAAAAGCAATAAACGATAATGCTCATGCTGAGGGAAGGAGTACGACAGCAAGTGGCGACCGTTCTCATGCAGAAGGTAGTTATACAACAGCAAGTGGTAATATGTCTCATGCTGAGGGTGATAATACAGCAGCAAGTGGGCGATGTTCTCATGTAGAAGGTGCAAATACAATTGCTTCGTCTGCTTGTCAGCACGTTCAAGGGAAAAATAATATCGAGGATTCAAACGGCAAATATGCATTTATAATAGGCAATGGTGCATCGCCAGATGCACGTTCAAATGCTTTTGCTGTTGACTGGGAAGGCAAAATATATGTTAATAACTCTGCTACTGGTGTTGATGTTTCAGACCTTCTTGCGAGAATAATCGCCCTTGAAAACAAAGTAGCAGCCCTCGAAAACGCATAAATGAAAGGAGATTTTTTATGAAAAACGGTATTGATGTTTCACGCTGGCAGGGACAGATAGACTGGTCTGCCGTAAAAAATTCAGGCATTGAGTTTGCAATACTCAAGGCAGGAGGCTCGGATTCAGGATTTTATACAGACCCGAATTTTGAGAAGAATTACATGAACGCAAAGGCGGTCGGTATGCCTGTCGGGGCTTATTACTATGTCGGTTCGGGCTGTACTTCAAAGGCTGACGGTATCGCCGATGCAAATAGATTCCTTGATATCATCAGGGGCAAAACCTTTGAATATCCAGTGTACATAGACCTCGAAGCAACAAGTCCCAATGCAAAATCAGGCACAACAGAGGCTTGTATCGGATTCTGTGAGACTATGGAAAATGCGGGATATTACTGCGGTATCTATGCATCTGATGTTTCAGGTTTCAATGACAGGCTTGATTTATCCGGACTTTCAAAATTCGATAAATGGGTCGCCCGTTACGGCAGCAAGCCTGTTGTTGTCAAATCTTATGGCATATGGCAGAAATCGGATTCAGGCAGAATCAATGGTATAAGCGGAAATGTTGACCTTGATGAAGCTTACAAGGATTATCCTGCAATCATCAAAAACGCAGGACTGAATGGCTTTAAAAAGCCTGAAAATCCTGCTCCTGCTCCCACTCAGGAAAAGCCTGCTCCTAAAACTGGCGAACTCTCACTCAATGGCAAGAAGTATAAAGTTACTTTTGAAGAAATTTAATGTGATACAGCAAACCTCCGACAGGGAAATTTCTCTCTGTCGGAGGTTTTTTATATTGCAACCATACACTTAATCACTCCTTTGTTGCAAGTTTCACAAATATTAAAAATTACTTTTGTGCAAACATACAAAAATATAGAGTTTATATAAAATCAAGCAAAAAACACTTGACTTTATATAAACTCTATGTTATAATATAATCACGATAAAACAAACGACAGCCGAAAGGCAAGGAGGAAACCATGAATAAAAAAATGAACAAAAGAGAATGTGTTGCCTATATAAAGGCACAGCAGGAAAAAATGTGGGAAGCCCCCACAAGCTATGACAAAAGAACGGAGACATATAAACATTGCGAAACTGTTTGCAGACAGAACGGATATGGAGGTGAATGTTTCGTGCAGCTTTGGAACGCTGCAACGAGGGAAATCGCAACAAAGGAAGGCATCTACAGAGGTTAAGAAAGGAGAAAATCATGGAAGAAAAATACACAACTGCTGAAAATACAGTCCAGATAATTCAGCCGCTGACAATAAAAGGCGGCTATGGCACAGACAGAGAATCCGTTGCAAAAGTGCTTGAAGCAACAGCTAAAAACAATGGTGAAATAGTCCTCAAAGAGACCTACGGCAAAGTCGTAGGCGGTTCGAGGAAATATCCGGTCACGGAATACAACGTTGCGAAAGCATACGTAATTACAGACAAAGATTACAAAGTCAAGCCTGAGAGCGTGGGCATCAATTGGGACAATGTAAAAACTGTATCAGGTGCGACATACGGAATCGGACCGCTCATAAAGGAAAAGGGCTTTGTGTGGAACAGCACAAAGTCCGTATGGGAACGAAAATAAATGAAAAGTTGTCCTATCGGCTATACGAGGAGAATGGAGAATACTATGGATATCAAGGAAATAATAAGAAAGTATAATATCAAAATGATTGGTGATAGTCAAATAGGTGTAACAGCACCAAAGAATAACAAAAACATGGAAGAGCTTATGTGGATAAAGACACATAAAGCGGAAATCGTTGAAGAACTCAAAGTGAGAGCCGCAAAAGAAGAAAGAAAAGAAGCGGCTTTTAAGGAACTCAAAAAAATGAATCCTGAAATGAAAAGAAAAACTCCGCTCACGGAAAAAGCTCTCTGGCGAGTAGTTGATTGCGGTTGGGACATAAATGCCGCAAACATAGAATATCGTTCAGCGTATGCAGATATCATGGACGGACATTTCTGATAACAATTCTCGAAGCTGTCCTATCCGGCTATACGGGGAGAATGGAGTACCAATCAAATGAAGAAAATCATAAGAAACAAGGTATATGATACCGAAACCGCAAAATTTTGCGGAAAAGGTGCTTGCGAGCATCTTTTTCAAAAAAAAACAGGTGAATTTTTCCTGTACAAGGAAAATTCCCGAAAAATAACCCCTCTGAGTTACACGCAGGCTCAGGAATGGGGAGAGAAGCATCTTCCGAAAGAAGCATTTGCTTCTGTTTTCGGAAACGAAGAAAATCCTGATAGAATCAAAATATGCATATCTATCAGGAAAGACATACATATTAAATTAAAACAAAATGCGGCAAGATGCGCTAAAACCGTGTCTAAATACATAGAGGACTTACTAAATGAATATCATCAATAGTTATGAATATACTGAGAATAACAAACCGCAATATAAGGTCAAGTGCATTATTTGTGGGGCAACTGCTGTTGTATCGGCAGATGAATTAAAAAGCCCTTGCAAATGCATTAACACCGAAAAAAACGACATTATAGGTAATACTTATAATAATCTTTTTGTTTATGATGTTAAATCAGAAAACATGAAGATAAAATGTAAGTGCATATGTCAGTTATGCGGGCAAGTTACGGAGGTTTTCAAAGGCAACTTACTCTCTGGACATACAAAGAGTTGTGGTTGCCTTAAGGAAAGAGATTTATCTGGGCAAGTCTTTGGAAATCTCCATTTGAAAACAAAGACGAAGAAAAACGGCAGGACTTATTATCTCTGCCTGTGCGGAGTATGCGGAAAAACGTTTCTTAAGAGAGAAGACTCCGTTCTCAGTGCAACTTCTTGCGGTTGTGACCGCCAAAAAGCTACGATAATAGCCATGCATGAAAAAGGTTTCGTAGACGGGACACAGCCAGCAAAAATTAAGCTGGATAAGCTCCCCAGCAAATCCAACAAGTCGGGAATTGTTGGAGTAAACTGGGATAAATCCCGTGAAAAATGGCAGGCATCTCTTAGATTTAAAGGCAAAAAATATAATCTTGGAAGGTTTGATAACCTCCAAGATGCGATAGACGCAAGGAAAATTGCCGAAAAAGAAATTTTTGGAAATTTTATAGAATGGTATGAAAAAAGGAAAGGGCTGATTTAATCAATTAATAAAAACAACAATCAAGAAATTTAATGTGATACAGAAAACCTCCGACAGGGAAGATGTTCTCTCTGTCGGAGGTTTTTATTTTTTGAATATGTATTTGAAAAGAATTTTGGGTAAAATATGTTGCGAACCGCCGCAACCAGTTTTACCTAAGACCGTTTTTAATGTACTCTGTATGTTAAAGACGGTCTTATCTTTTATGTCAATGCGTTCAACAAGCATACGGACGGCACTCGGATTGGGAGAATTTTTTATAGAATCAAGCCAGTTACAGATAATATCGGCTGTGAAGCTCTTTGGCGGTTCTGTATTTTTAAGACATTCAATTTCGGATTTAAGTTCTTCCATTTCCTTGCCTATATCAGCAACGACAGGAGCAGGCAGCAGATCGGTTGAAAGATTTGCAAGCAGATTGTCATAGCGTTTTTGTTTTTCATTTATGCGTTTTTTCAGTATTTTGTTGAAGTCTGAGCTTCGTTCCTGTTCATCAAACTTGTAGGTTCTGAGAGCATGACTGATTTTCTCCTGATTTTCTTTGCTGAGAAGATTACAGAGATACTCTTTTACTGCATTGTCAATATCTTCCATGCGTACCGAACTTGCACCGCAATGCTCCGAACAGGTGAAATAATGGTATGTGTGACCTTTGCGGACAGACTTCATGCCATGCATTTTAGCACCGCACTTACAGTATACAAGTCCGCTGCAAAGATAATCAGCTTTTTTTCCTGTTTGCTTTCTTTCGTTCATAATCTCCTGAACCTCCTCAAAAATTTTCCTGTCAATAATTACAGGAATTGCACCTTCAATTCTTATGGCATTTGGTTTTGCACGGCGGTCTGAACGTTTTTCTTCTTCATCAACAGAATATACATAAACTCCTGTATATTTTTCGTTCCTGAGAATTTCATATATCTGACTGTACTTTATAGGCTTGTCACGCTTTCCCTTGATTCCGCAGTCGGAAAGTTCACGGATAATTTCTGTGAATCCTTTTTTCTGAATTGCCGCACTGAATATTTTTCGTACATACTCAGCCTCAAAGTCATTTATGACATATTTTTTGTCAACTATATCGTATCCGAATGGTGCAACTCCTCCGTTATGCAGGGCTTTCAGGGCATTTTCTTTAAGCCCTTTTTTTGTTTCTGCTGCGAGGTTATCAACATAATATTCTGACATACTCCATACAAGAGTTTTCATGATTTTTGCCTCTGCGGAGCTGCCGAAGTCCTGAGATACTGCAATAAGTTCAATCCCCAGTTTGTCAAGCCTTGCGGAAAGATTAACGTGTTCACCCAGACTGCGCCCGATACGGTCATATTTGTGTATGAGTATGATTTCAAAATTCTTTTTCTGGCAGTCACGCAGAAGTCTCTGGTACTGCGTTCTGTTGGCTGTCCTGCCGCTGACCGCCTCATCGGAATAGACTTCAATAATTTTCAGACCTTTTTTTGCAGCATATTCACGGCAGGCTCTGACTTGTGCATCAATGCTTTCTTCACGCTGTAAATCAGAAGAAAATCGGGCATATATTACTGCATTTTTCATGAGATTCCTCCTTGACTTTTTATTTGGTTTATGATAAAATATTACTATACTGTTGGATTGACATATTGTACTTCCTTTCGGGAAAGCCGCCTGATTTATGCAAAATCGGGCGGCTTTTTCTTGACTTTTATTTTATATTGTGATATAATAATTTTGATAGATGAATCCAAATATTTGTATCTCCTGAAATTCCGCCCTGCGCTCATGCGTGGGGCGGTTTTTTATTCAAAAAAATCTTCTTCCTTTACAATCTCAACAGGTTTTCCTTTTTGCTGAAATTCCATAGCATCACTAACTTTACTGCCATAAGTGCCAAATGACCAACTCGCACTTCCTAAAGCACCAACGATTACATAATTTGTTTTTCCCGAAACACCTGTTTTTACGTTTGCACCAAGTTTTTCAAGCTGAGAAGTTATATCATCTCTGCTGCCTGCCTTGAAATCACCTGTAAGGACTATGTTTTTTCCTGAAATATCTGAATATGTATCTTTTATTTTTAATGACTGTGATGATGAATTTTCGCTATTGTCACTTTCTTTGTAAACTCCATTATATTTTTCTTTGAGTTTTTCATAAACCTTGTAATTCGCAGTACAGTCGTTCAATGCCCTGTGTGCATGATATTCTATCCCGAAATATTCAGCAATAGTAGCAAGTCTGTAACTGCTTACTTCAATATCACAGTAATGAGAGTATTTCAGCGTATCAATCATATCATTTGTGAAACTTCCGATATTCAGCTTTTCACAATATCTTCTGATGATATTGACATCAAAAGCCGATATGTTATGACCGACAACTATATCATTTCCGATAAAATCAAGATATTCCTGCAATTTATCTTCAATTTTCGGGGCATTTTCAAGCATTTCATTTGTTATGCCCGTAATGTTTCTTATTTTCAGAGGAACAGGCTCATCGGGCTTTATAAGGGTATTGTATGTACTGATTATCTGACCGTTTCTTACTTTTACAGCAGCCATTTCTATTATTTCAGAAGAAGATGCATAACGGTCTGTTGTTTCGAGGTCTATAACGGTATAGTCTTTTATGCTTTTGCGTAAACTTTTACCTTTTGACATTTCTGCACTTCTGTTTCTTTTGAAAGCTCCCATTCTTAAAGAAACAAAGAATACAGATTCGTCCATAACAGGAATACCGGGATTATCTTTAACGTATTTCTGCCAGAATGTTTTGTTTGAACTTGGAGGATATACATTATTACTTTTTACAATTTCAAGGTAAGTATCACTCATAACAATAATATCGGGGGTCTGGTTATGACTTACATCATACGAACCGTTTAAATTGACACCGCCATTTTCGGAAATAAGTTTATGAAAATCCTGAGCGTTCATGCGTTTCAGCTCACCAACGAGGACGACTTTTCTTCCTTTCAGCACACCTTTATTTTCACTCATTTTTAAACTCTCCTTATAAGTTTTATTCATTGTATGTATAACTGTCAAATTCATTGCCTTCAATGTCAAGATAATGAACTACAAATATAGGATTTTCTTTACCATCAAAGTGCTGATACAATTCTGATAATTTTTTAAATCCTGCTTCCGCCATAAAATCAAAAGTTTTTTTGTATTCACTAAAATCTGTAATGTAGAAATAGATTTCGGAGCAATCTTCATTGCGTGTGATATTGGTTATGGTTGTATAATTTTCTGAGGATATGATATTATTAATAGCTTCATCAAAATTATTTCTAAGATTTTGCATAATTTCCTCATAAGCTTCGGCAGTCATGATATAAGTCATAGACCCGTCTGCATTTTCCTGAACACTTGTTACACTTTCATCATTTTCAGCCTCTTTGATTGCTGAATCAATGTTTGAAATCATATTTGACGGAATAGTTATAGTAACATCATCTGGGTTTCTCTCTATCCCTATATCTTCAATAACTTCCAATGTATTTTGCTGTTGAGTGTTTGTTTCAGATGAAAGTTCTGTAATCTTTTCCGTTATAGGCTCTGTTTCTGTACTGGCTGTTTCATTCTCTGTCATTTCAGCGGCAGTTGTGGTTATGGTCGTTGTAATTGTTGTTTCAGCAGCCGTAGTTACTTCTGTTGTCGTTATAACTTCGGCAGTTGTTTCGGTTGGAGCAGTCTTTTCTTCGGTAACGGTTGAAGATGTTGATGTACTCTCTCCGCATGAGACTAAACTTGCTATTAGAGCTGAAACAAGAATAATTGATAAATATTTTTTCATAGTTAATTCTCCTTCTTCATTTCATCAATCATAACAACAATTTTGGAACGCTGAACAAGAGAAAGTCCTTTCATCATATCAGCAATTTCAGTTATTTCAGAATTTGATGCTGTACTTATATTTACATCTCCATTGTTATTTACACTGTTATCACCTATTTTAATGCTGTTATTCATACTTATTTCTGGGTTATCAGTCCTTCCGAGAAGATAGTCAACTGAAACATTCAAATAATCAGCTATTTTATAAAGACTTACAGATGACATTCCTTTTGTATCAGTAATCTGTCTTACTGCGTTTACACCCAAATTCAGTTCTGAAAGCATCTGCTCCATTGAAATTTTCTGGATTTTACATAAGCCTTTTATTCTTTCTTTTGTTATTTGTGCGGTATACATAAAATCACCTCTTTTAATTTAGTAAAAACAACGATTTTTAGTATGTTTTATTATTTTCCGTCTAATTTTCGTTGACAATTACGAAAATCCGTGATAATATATAAATATGCCATTGGCATAATTGCTGAGGAGCTGCGGCGGATAGCCGTAACGCAAACCCCCAATCAAACAAAATGTGCTATTTACTTATATACGCAATTTAAGTATAGCACTTTTTGTTTAAAATGTCAATGCCCTTGGCATAAATTCGACAAAACAAATTTTAAAAGGAGTGATAGAATGGCTTTTGCTGAAAACGTAAGGAAATACCGTGAATTAAAGGGTATGTCGCAGCTTGTTCTTGCAAATGAACTCGGAGTCGTACAGTCCACAATTGCAAGATATGAAATGGGCATGAAACTCCCGAACATCATTACGGGCGTACAGCTTGCAAAGATTCTCGGAACAACTGTTGAAAAGCTCGTGGAGCAGGAGGAACAGAAATGAATGATGAAGGAATGATTTCGATACCCGTAAGCATGATTGTAAATGTGCAGGACGGCAGAGCTGAAATGCTTTCCGCAGAATGTATCAATATTGCCACAAATGATATTGCAGCTCTGATTTGTGACAATACATATAAAATTGAAAGATGTATCAAAGAAACGGAGAACAGTTATGACAAAACGTGAACTCGCCATAATAATGGCATACACGGACGTTACAACGCTTACAGGTGACGACTTAAAATATTTTTATGAGTATGTGTCGGAGGTTGTAGGCAGGGCGGTTTATACGCACGAAATGCCGAAAATTATTGATGAATACAAAGAAACGCTCATAAGGTCTGACTTTGTAAAACTCTGCGAAAATGCATCAGATGAATAACGTTTGCGTAACCGTTTCCGTAACTACGCAAACGCAGAAAGAGGTTTTTGAAAATGAAAAACGTTAAAAAAATGGTTCGTGAACTTGTCTCTTATTGTAATAAACATGGTTATACCTGTGTTTGTTCAGCATCACCGAATGTTGATGAAAAATCAATTTTTGGTGTTTCAAGTAAAGATTTGGGAGATATGTTTGCTGAAGTAGAAGATTTGATTGAGGACATATGTAATGAAACGGGTATTTCACTTGATGCGGCTTATGCAATTTTAAAACTTGGTTCTAAGATAAGACAAGATAAAAAACAGGAGGAAAACAATGGAAAAGAAACGTGAATTTATTGAGGCTCTGGGAGATATTCTGCGTGAATACTCCCGTGAAAACGTGAATTATATCGGCTATGCAACAGTAAACGGTCAGGAGTATGCTCAGATTGTCTACACGAACGGTCACAGGAAACAGGTTAATATCACAGGGGATAGCTGCGCTGCGATTCTTCACGACATTTACCGTGTTCTGGTATTCTGAAAGGAGAAAAAAGTGGAAAAACAAAATGTTAAGACATATAAATATATTTTGGTTGCTGTATTTCAACTTGACAATAACAATAACAATATGAGGATTTCAGCAAAAGTTTTTGAAAAAATGATGTGCATAGAAGATGAACAACTTATAACAAGAAAAATGTTATCAGAAAGTATGCTGTATAGCATGATTATTACCGATTCCAATCTTAAAAGTGAACTTGAAAAATATTGTGCATTTGGCAAAGGCTTACATACACATTATCATGTGTTTCGTATTGATGATGAACATAACAAAACAAATCCTGTATTTGGTTATCATACTTTTGTAGACACTGCATTTGCTTATTAAGGAAACTGCCATGAAAGCATACACCAATTCTGACCTGCTGAAAGCTATGTACATAGTTGATAAGCTGTATGATATTGCAATGATAAATATTTCGGCAACGGATATTATTGATAAGTGCGAGAACGTGAAAGAGCTTGACTTCTGGTACTATCATCTTTGCTGTAACAAAGGAGAAATTTTCAATGGCAAAATATATTAAAATTGGTAAGTTTATTGAACGTGCTTTGAATGAAAAGGGAGTATCACAAAAAGAAATTGCTAATGTTCTGGGCGTAGTTCCGAATACAATTTCATATTTCTGTCATGATAAGAGAATACCAAATACACAACAAGTATTGGAAATTGCTAATTATCTCAACGTATCTACCGATTATCTTCTTGGATACGGTGAGGAAATACCACCCAGCACCTTTGCAGAACGTTTAACAAGTTTACGAATAGAAAAAAAATTAACGCAAGAAGAATTAGCTAAAAACATTGGTGTTACTCAACAAAGTGTAAGCCACTATGAAAATGGTTCTGCTGACCCGCCAATAAAAGTTATAGTTGAATATGCAAAATTTTTTGGAGTATCAGCAGATTATCTTTTAGGACTTTCGACATCACGAACAAATATTGAAGAAGATTAAATTATCATCTTTGCTGTAACAAATGGTAAGCGATTCGGCGGTTCGCTATAAAAAAGTACCGCTGCCATGCCCGAACATGGGCTGAATATAGATTAAATAAGGAGGAATGAAAATGTTTACGGTTAAAAAGCCAAACGGCGAATGGTACGTTAAAGGAATTGATTTCAAGGACTGTACTTCTGATATGTACGGCGCACTTTGCAAGCTCCGTGACTACGAGGCGACAGGTCTTGAACCTGATGATTTCAGGGCTGACAACTACGAAAAAGTTATTCTTTACAGAGTGAATTATCTCGGTGATGATAACAGAACCCACACATTTTACTGTCAGTCAAAAGACGAGGCAGAACGGCTTGAAATGGTTCTTTCAATGTTCGGCTACAAATATGTTGTTCTGGACAATTGGGACTGTCAGGCGTTTATTGAAAGCGAGTGAGAAAAATGAAAAAAGGAATAAGCGTTGAATTTGATTATTCAGATGACGGGCTTTGGATTCGCAAGGCAAAAGGTTCTCTCAACATTGAGGAAATCGCCGCTGCCGTAAATGAATACTGGGGCGAGAACAGATATTTTATGATGATTGATACCGAAGCACCTGACGGATTCTATGACGCAGGTCTGTTTAATGAGTTCGTTCCAAAGGGCGACACTGTAAAAGTCTATTCTTTCGAGGCAACAAAAAGACTTTTTGGAATGAAATAAGTATGCTGTGGTATGTGATGTTCTTAGTTGTCGCCTTTGCATTGGGATTCTTCTACGGTCATGGTGCAAGGTCTGACACGGACGATTCTGACGAGGATATAAGCATTGATTTCTTCAAACTTTGTGAGATAATCGAAAATATGAACTCCACAAAGAACAAATTAAAGCAAATCGAAAGACTTATTCTTGATTTGGAACTGGCAGACGAAACCAACACTCAGACTGTCAATTTACAGTGGGACGACAGCACAAAATCAGATAATCACTACTCTTTTGAGGTTAAAAACAGTGACAATTTTCTGATTAAGGAAATGAAGATTGAACAAGAGAAATTACGCTGTTCCCTGCTTGATGATTTGAAAGAAATTGAACGTTTACGTAGTTACGGAAACGGTTACGGAAACGATAAAAAAGGGGGTGAAATAAATGGATAAAAAGTTACATTCTTATCTTGAAACGGGTCTGAAAAATCCTGCTATCTGGACGGACGAGGACGGTGTAAAACATCTTTATTGCATTGAATGTTCTGCGTACATCGGCAGCGAAAATGACATGGATTTCTATTCTTTAATCCGCAGAAAGTATTGTGACAGGTGCAAGAAAATCATTGACGGCAAACAGACTGCGGAACGAATGAAACGTGCAAGACGCAACAAAAAAATCCTGAATCAGAAAAACGATTTGCTGATTCAGGAAAATAAAAAACTTCGTGAAATCAATCAGAGGCTTGACGGTCAGGTCAACGCTCTGGACGGTGAAACTCTTGCCGATAAGGTTCAGGCTCAGGAGCAGGAAATTCAGGAACTCAAACGAATTATTCAGAATCTTGCAAAGAAAAAGACCGCCAACGAAAAGCGGTCAGGCATTTCAATCGGCAGTCTTTTCAGGCATAATGATTAATTTCTTCGCTCACTTAACCGCCTGTTGACAACGGTTATTAAATCATTTATCCCTGTGCAACAATTTAATTATAGTACATATTTTTGGATTTGTCAAGGGGGTAGTTATGGTTGATTTGCGAACGCTGTGGGGCGGAATTTATGAGAATCTTCACGGCTTTAATGACATTCAGCTTGAACAAATAAAACAGGCGGTATTTTATGAAATCGGAAAGTATGATTTTCAGCCAAAACCAGAACACACGGAACTTGTCGTCTATGATGATGACAAAAAGGGCTATACCATGTTTTTCGTTGCAAAAAAGGTTGAGGGATTAGCCGAACAAAGCATTTATTATTACAAAAAAGTAATTGACTGTTTCCTCGGAATGACGCAAAAACCGCTTAATATTCTGACTTCCGATGATATCCGTTTCTATCTCGCTCACCGTCAGATTGAGAGAAAGTGTTCTCCTGCGACAATGGACAATGAACGCAGGATTCTGAATACTTTCTTTCGGTGGCTCTCCGATGAGGGATACATCGACAAAAATATCTGCTCATCAATCAAAAAGGTCCGCACTCCGAAACGCAAGAAAAAAGCCTTTTCGGAAACTGACTGCGCTAAAATCCGTGATGCGTGTTTTGTGCTTGACGGAAATCATCGGGAGGAAAAACGAAAAAGAGCTGTTGCACTGGTTGAATTTATGCTGTCAACCGCCTGCCGTGTAGGGGAAATCTCCACGCTGAAACGTGAAGATATTGACCTCGAACAGAGGACTGCAATTGTTTTCGGCAAAGGCAGCAAGGAACGAACTGTATTTATTACACCGACTGCCAAAATGCGACTTCTTGAATACTGGGAAATCACAGGCGATAAAGTTTATGCTTTTTCCCCTCTCGGTGACGAAAGCAAGACCTTTGACGACTGTTGGGAAAAGTCGAGCATAGAAAGACAAACTCGAAATATCGGGGAAATCGCAGGAGTGAAAAACTGTCACCCTCACCGTTTTCGCAGAACAGCGGCAACGTTTGCAATAAAAAAAGGTATGTCGCTGCTTGATGTTCAGAGAATGTTAGGTCATGCAAGTATAGAGACAACAAAAATTTATCTTGACCTTGATGACAGTGATTTGAAATATCAGCATGATAAGTTTTTCTGAGGGGGCAGGGCATGAAAAAGGAAATAATCAAAACAATAAATTCAATGTCGGGCAGTCAGTCTCCATACAATATTTTCTGTGACTGGATAGAACTAATGGCTTTGGCGATTGCAAATTCTCTCTGTATTATTCATAGCCGAACATGGCATGACAGGGAGAAAAGATATATCCGGATTGCCGAAAAATACAGCAAAGACGATATGCATAATTTTGTGACTATGTTTGCATGGCTTGTCAAATCCTTTGATGAAAAAATCTCCGATATTTTAGGCGAAATCTACATGGAAAGCGGCTGCGGAAACAAGAATACAGGGCAGTTCTTCACTCCTTACAACGTTTCGCTTATGACTGCGGAAACTTCAATTCCGAACGATTATGACGGCAGTTATCCGCTTACTGTGAGTGAACCGTCCTGCGGCGGCGGCGGTATGATTATCGCCTTTGCCGATGTTCTGAAACGCAAGGGATTCAATTATCAGCAGTGCATGAGGGTTGTCGCTCAGGATTTGGACTGGAAGGGTGTGTATATGTGCTATGTGCAGTTGTCACTTCTTGGGATTGATGCTGTTGTCGTGCAGGGAAACACCCTTACAGAGCCTTATACAGACAATTATCCTCGGAGCAGGATTTTCCGCACTCCCAGAAATATGGGATTGCTTATCTGATAAAAACAGGAGAACAAATATGATTGACTTGAAAGGATTTGAGAAGTATCTGCGTGAAGAAGAACTCGCAGAAAATACAATTGATGCATATGTTTATGCAGTCAAAAAATACAGCGAACTTTACAAGAGAGTTTCAAAACAAAATTTAATTGACTTTAAGCAGAAAATGATTGAAAAATTCTCTCCAAAGACCGTCAATTTACGCATTACAGCTATGCTCCGCTACTGCGACTATAAAGATATACCCATGAAATTGAAGTCCATAAAAGAGCCGAAAAAGACCTATATTGAGAATGTCATAAGCGTTCAGCAGTATGAGAAATTAATGAACTGTCTGAAACGTGACAATTTGCGCTGGTATTATAATATTCTGCTGATTTCAAGGACGGGAATGAGAATATCAGAAGCTTTGAAAATCCGTAAAAAAGACGTAATTTCGGGCAGAGTTGACCTGTACACAAAATCCCATATGAGGACAGTATATTTTCCGAAGTCGCTCCGTGATGAGCTTTCGGAATACCTTGAAAATTTCAAAGATGATGACTTGATAGCCGTGAATTTCTATGGGAAACCATTGACTTCACGGGGATATTCGGGAATGCTGACAAAATTTTCAAAGAAATATGACATTCCGAAACAGGTCATGCACCCTCACGCTTTCAGACACTTTTTTGCTATCGAGTTTCTGAAACGAAACAACAACATTTCGCTCCTCGCTGACCTCCTCGGACACAATGATTTGAAGGTCACACAGATTTATCTCAGGCAGTCGCAGGAACAGCAGAGGAACGCTGTTGATGAAGCTGTCAACTGGTAACAAGGGATAACCCCAGTTATGAGAAGTAATTTTTTCAGAAAAATTTTTCAATAATCAATGGTTTTGCATTGAGAAAATGCTTTTTTTAAACCACTTACAGAAAGGGATTTTATCCCGCAGGTTTTTTAGGTACAAATAGTTTTAAGGTACAATTTTAGTTATCTGCACAGGGCAGAAAGGAAGTACATTATGGAAAACAACAGAAAATATTTCATTGTTCCGCTTGAATATGCGGAAGAACTTGACCTTTTCACAAATGAACAGCTTGGTGAATTATTCCGTGCATTGCTCCACTATTCAGCATACGGAACTGACAGTGATTCAAACAGTTTCCCGATTAAGCTGATGTACAGGATTCTAAAAAAAGGTATTGACCAGAACTTTGAGAAGTATGAGGAAATCAGCAATAAAAGGCGTGAAGCAGGAAGAAAAGGCGGTATAATAAGTCAGCAAAAGCAAAATCAAGCAAATGAAAGCAAAGACAAGCAAAATCAAGCAAACGAAAGCAAAGACAAGCAAAATCAAGCAAATGAAGCAAATACAAAAACAAATACAAATACAAAAACAAATACAAATAATTCTTCCTCAGCAAAGCTGAGTGATAAAGCTTTTGAAGATGAATTTCAGGAAGTCTGGAATATCTATCCGAGAAAAGAAGGCAGAAAAAACGCTCTCAAAGCCTATATCAAGGCAAGAAAAAACGGCACTTCAAAGGAAACAATTCTCAGCGGTCTCAATGCCTATATCAACAAAATCAAGGCTGAAAGAACCGAAACACAGTACATAAAGCATGGTTCTTCGTGGTTTTCTCAGGAGTGCTGGCTTGATGACTACTCAGCGAAAAAAGATTTCATGGGAACATCATCAGACGATTACTATGACGAAGAAATGTGGGGGAAAATGATATGAATACAAGCGTGTTTTTTGACATTCTCAGAGAAAAAAATATCCCCGTTCCGAATGTGAGTTTTTCGGGAAATGACTATCTGAAATGGCAGTGCGATATGTTTAACCGAACTGTCGGAAACCTCAATGAAAATGACGGTATAAACTGCAATAAATGCCTTAACAGAGGGCGTTTTGAGTATCTTGACGAGGAAAATGGCAGTATCTTCACAAGGGAATGTGAATGCATGAAAAAAAGAAATTCCGTCCTTTTCATGCAGAAAAGCGGTCTGGGAAATCTCCTTGAAAAATCCTTTGAAAATTTCAAGGCGGAAGAACCGTGGCAGACCTCCGCAAAGCAAGCCGCAATTATTTACACTCAGCAGGTGACGGAACGCTGGCTTTATATGTCGGGAGTTCACGGCTGCGGAAAAACTCACCTCTGCACGGCAGTCTGCAAGGCTCTCATGAATCAGGGTCGGAACGTGAAATATCTTCTCTGGACAGATATTTCTCAGAAACTCGATGCACTGAAATTCAGATATGACGAGTATGAAAATTATTTGCAGGAAATCAGAAACACTGACGTTCTCTATATTGACGACTTTCTCAAAAATTCGGACAGCGGCAGGGAATACAACGAGGTAAAAAAGGCTTATGTCATCATCAATGCACGTTATTATGCCGATAAAAAGACGATAATTTCAAGCGAAATTCCGCTGAAAGATTACTATTCGTCAGACGGTGCGGCGGCAGGAAGAATCAGGGAAAAATCTACAAATATAGCCATTCAGAGCGATAATTCAAGGGATTTCAGATTCAGAAAACAGGAGGCTTAAAATGGAAAAAATCAAATGGGACGGCATCACCGAAATCGAAAAGATAAAGCCTGCACTTCTGGGATTCATTACCGAGGAGGAAAAACAGCAGGCTATGAAAACGGCTTATGGGTACTTCACGGACATTATCCGTAAAAATCACCGCAATTCAGCCACAAATAACGGTGGTTACATAACAAGCGGATTCTTTGACAAGTTGACCGTCAGTGTCGGAAAAACCGAGTATTTCATGACTTGGAACAAGGCGGCAAAATATATATGTCAATGGCTCAACGAGGAAAATTTGACGATTTCAAATAAGGAGGAAAATATCATGGAAAATCAGGTCATCACACAGAATCAGGAAATTATCATCACCGAAAATTACAGCAGGGCGGTATCGCTCCACAGAAAAATCTGTGCCAATGCTCAGGCGGCTCAGGAATCGCTTTTCGAGGTCTGCAAAGGGCTGAAAGAAATGCGTGACGGTAAGCTTTACAAAGAACTCGGCTATCAGAATTTTGAGGACTACACGCAGTCTGAACTTGGAATCAAGCGCAGACAAGCCTATAATTATATTGCAGTCGCTGAAAAACTTTCGGTTGATTTTGTGCAGTCAACTGCACAAATTGGAATGAGTAAGCTTGCACTCCTTGCTGAACTTGATGAACCCGAAAGACAGGAAATTATCCAGAATAACGACCTTGAAAGCACTTCCGTCAAGGAACTCAAAAGTAAAATTTCCGAACTGAAAAAAGCAAATGACAGACTTCTCGAAAAAGCAAGTCAGGCTGAGAAAAATGCCGAAGATTCAAGAAAAAAAGAATCCGAAGCATGGGGAAAAGTCAGCGTTCTGAAAACTGATTCGGAAATGCAGGTAAAGAAAATCAGTCAGCTTGAAAAACAGATTCAGGAACTCGAAAACAATCCAAAACAGGTCGCTGTTGAGGATACCACAAAAATTAATGAACTCAAGGAAGAAATCAAAAAGCTTAAAGCCGACAGTGCAAGCGAAATCGACAGCATGAAAACAAGGCACAATCAGGAAAAAACCGACTTTATGAGGGAGAAAAACGAACTCAAAAAACAGCTTGAAGAAATTGAAAAGGACCGTCAGGACTGGATTGACACCAACAGGGAAAATGTGGAACTCACAAAGCAAATCAGCAGTCTTGAAAAGCAGATTGAAGAACTCGAAAACCGTCCCGTTGAAGTCGCCGTGAATGACAATTCCGAGGAAATCGAGAAACTTAAAAACCAGTTGGAGCAGGAGCGACAAAAATTCAAGTCCGAAATCGAAAAGGCAAAGTCTGAATCAAAGAAAATCCCCGATAATTCGGCAATTTTTGAGATATATTATCAGAACTGCATTGACAGCATGGACAAGCTTTTCGATTTTTTGAGAAATAAAAATCTCAAAAAATTCAATCACAGGCTTGAAGAACTCTCCGACATTCTCAACGATAATATCTTGTCGGTTGAAGAAGATTGAAAACAACGCTGAAATCGCTCCGTATGCCCTTGAAAAGAAATTCAGGTGAAATTATACTCCGAAACTTTCAGGGGCTTACAGGGGCATTTAAAAGCAATTTGAAAGGACTTGAAAATGACATACATTGAATTTACGGTTGACGGCGAACCTGTCGGAAAAGGTCGCCCACGCTTCACAAAAAACGGTCACGCTTACACTCCCGAAAAAACTGCGGATTACGAACAGCTTGTAAAATTATCTTTCAGAAAGAAATATCCCGATTTTAAGCCGTTCCTGAAAGTTATTCCGCTGTCAGTCGTTATATGTGCGGAATTTCCCATACCTGAAAGTTTTTGCAGAAATGCAAGGATTGAAATTGAACATGGTACAAGAAAACCTACGAAAAAACCCGATGCGGACAACATCGCAAAATCAATCTGTGATGCTCTCAACGGGCTTGCATATCATGACGATTCACAAATAGTTGAACTTACAGTGCATAAAAAATACAGCAGTTCTCCGTGCGTTAAGGTCTGCATCACAGAAAACAGGTGATTTAATGTACAAGGATTATTGTGAATGCTGCAAGCGTGAAACTCCGCATGATGATATTTTCGATTTTGACAGAATTTTTTCGCACTGTCTGATTTGCGGATATCTCACGCTCGACCATGTTTGTGATGATGAAGAACTTGAAAGAGTTTATTCTTCTCAGGAAGAAAACGAATATCAGTGCTGTGATGATGAAATTGAATTTTAAGGAGAATGAAAATGGATATTGAAAAAATGGAGAAGGCGAGTTGGGACGGCAACTGCGAAAGAAAAAAAGACAATTACAAACAAATACCGCTCCTCGGAGAAGTGAATGAGCCTGCTGAATGTGTTGTTTTGCTGAAAAGGCTTAATCAGATGATTAGCACGCTCTGGAAACTGTCTGACGATTATTACCGCAGTTATATCTTCAATAACAGTACAGTAATAAACGAAGAACTTGAAAAGAACGGATTTGATGATGATTATTTCGAGGAGCTTGCGTGCAGAATGGAAAAGCTCAGAGGAATACTTTTTCGTGAGGCTTTTGATTATGATAATCTGTGTCGGTTAATGCAGGACGAAGTTATGGCAAACGAAGTCTATTGGCATAATTTCTATAAAGAGCGTTCGGAGAAACTGGAAAACGAAATCAAAAAATTAAAAAAGGAGAATGAAAAATGATTGACGAAGCATATGCATTTGAAAAAATCATGAAAAGAAAACAGGATATAAGCCTGACAGAAAGCAAAGAAACATCAATCAAAAAATGTGAACATTGTGGCAGAGAATTTGACATTTCAAAGCCACCATACAACGGCAACACCCATTATTATTGCTGTGATTGTTGGAGATATGCTGCAAACGCAGAGGGATTAAAAACGGAAAACAAACAAAAGGAGAATGAAAATGAATATTTTTGAACTTGTAAATGGGATTGGACTCCTTGAACGTGAGAACAAACCCATAAACATAAACTGCCCGTACTGCGGAAATAAAAGCATTTATCTATGGAAACACGTTGCAGGATATTACTGCGGTGCGGAATGTTCAGCCTGCGAAACAGTTACCCTCATGAACTTCACCGACAACAGAAAGAAAGCTGTTGAAAATGTTCTCAATATTGAAAAACATTTTGACGCATATAAGGAGGATTCAAAATGAAATGTGCATCATGTGTGAATATCTCAATTTGCAGCGATATGAAAGAGAAATCAACCGATGACTGCGAATATTATCAAATCGGATATGATAAAAACAAAAAGCCCGAAAAGGTCAGAAAAAAGCCGAAAAAACCAACCGAAAAGAAACTTTCAATAAATGAAATCGTTTCTGAATGTAAGAAAATCGGTATAAGCTACGGACAGTTTCAGGCTTTGCGAAAGGAGCAGGAAAAATGAATCAGAGACAGAAAATGAAAAGACTTAAAAGAGAAAAGCAGTTCTATGTGCTTGCGTTCCGACTGGCTTGCATGGAAATTGAAAGGCTTTCGGATATGCTTGCAGTACGTCAGAACTTTACACCTATTGAGATTGATAAGAAATTCGGGATTATGGACTCTGACGGGAACATAATAAGAGAGCCGCAAAAGGAGTGATAACATTGAAGTATTATCTCAATATGCCTGAAATTGAAAAGAGATTGAGAGGAGCAGGAATTAAAAATATTTCGCAGTTATGCCGTGAATGTAATTTGAGTGACCGTGCTTTCTTTTCCAATCAGAGTAGAAATAAAAATAAGCCTGTTGTCGGTCTGCACAGGCTTTATGCAATATCCAAGCGGCTTAATTGCCGAATGGAAGATATTCTACTTGTTGATGATGATTAAAAATATTTTAGCTGTCCTATCGGCTATGGATTACGGGGAGAACGGAGAAAATCATGCAAGAAAAATATATAATAACAACGGCACAGTTGGAAATTGAAGAAGAAGCTCTCGAAAGTGGCTATTATTTTAGCCGCTACTACAAAGGAACAGAACGCCACAAATGCGATGCGTTGCAACTTACAAGCGGTTACGGTTTATTCATTGACATATATGATGACGGTGATGACTTCACAGTCATCATAAAATACAAAGGAAAAATGTACATCGAATACGCAAACAAGGAAGAAATTTCTGAGCTGCTGAAAGAGATAAGATTTACTGAGCATTATCTGGCAAAGCATTACGAGAAATAGGCAATCAATCACGGAAAAAACTAAAACGTCTGTCATTGCTGAAATTTTACTAAAACAATGAAAGTTATTACCAAAAGTTAATACACTTTAACGAAAATCTATGATACAATAAGGACAAGTAAAAAACTTGTCCTTTATTTTTTTATGATATATACAGCGATACAGTTGACGCAGCTCATCAGGACGGGCGACATAAAAGACTTCTATAATTCCAGAGAATGGCGCAGGCTCTCACGTTCGGTCATCAAAGAGTATCACGGCGAATGTTACAGGTGCAGGCAGAACAAGCGGTATACAAAGGCGGTTCTGGTGCATCATGTCAAGCCATTGAAAGACTTTCCCGAACTTGCATATTCACGGACTTTCAACGGCAGTATACAGCTTATGCCTTTATGTCACGACTGTCACGAACGGGAACATAAAAGAGGGATATATGCCGAAAGTCAGGGCTTTACAACTCCCGAACGGTGGTGATACCCCCAGTCGGAAAAAACGGTTTTTTCCGGCAGGCTGTACAC